GTTGTTCATTTGTTCGGCCATTTTCTTATCCATAAATACAATATTGCTTACGTGTATATATCCGAGGAAAAATGGCCATATCAATTAACATAGACGGTAACAGTTACGAACTAAACGGTTTAGACCATCCTGCCGAGGAGGAAACCGCACGTAAACTGTTGACCTTGATGGAAAAATATGCCAAAGAGGACAAAGACCTTCAAACCAAATTACTAAAAGAATTCAAGGATCAGTTAACAAAACTTAATAGAGAAGTTAACACCTTAACAACAGCAACAACTAAACCAGCTACTGCTCCAGCGGCCAACAGACCTGCCGCTAACAATGCTCCTACCTCGGCGGCAGCTAAAGCATTAAACAATGCCGCAGGTGCGGCTAACAATAACTCCAAGGTTCTAAACAACTTAACAACATCTGCAGGCTTTGCCACAGGTGCTGTTAACAGCATGGCCGATGGTTTAAAAGAAAGCACTGGCAAATTCTCTGGAGCATTAGGCATTGCAGGTACAGCACTTAAAGGTATTGGTGCTGCCGCAGGCTTTGCAGTAACTTCGCTAGTCGGCTTAGGCGTAGCATCACTTAGTGCCTTTATGGAAGCATCTAAGTTCCAAGGCGACTTAGCCAAAGGCGGTGTACGTTTTACTGAAAGTCTGACAGCTCTGAACTCTGCATCTTATAATGCCGGCATGACCATGGAGCAGATGACTGCGGTAGTCAAAGGCAGTAGTCAGGCTATTTCACAACTAGGTCGAGGAGGTGCAAACGGAGCCGCTAGGTTTGCACAGTTAGTTGCCGCTGCCAGAAACAGTGCAGACAGTCTACGTGGATTTGGATTTACTGCTCAAGAAGAAGCACAAGCCCGTGCAGACTACTTAGACATTCTTAGATTACAAGGCGATAGTGAAACTGCTAGAACAATGACCAACGGACAAATTATTGCACAGAGCAATAAAATGGTCAAAGGCTTTATAGGTGTTGCAGCCGCTTCGGGTAAAACAATCGATGAGTTAATTAAGAAAACTAAAGAGATAGCAGGCGAAGACGATTTTGGTTTAACCATTGAAGCACTAGGTTTAACTGCTGAACAAAGCACCAGGGTAGCTAAGAATTTAGCGGTACTAGATGCCCAAGGGCTTGGCTCATTGAAGCAAGTGTTCTTAGAAATGAGAACCTTTGGCACAGGTATTGGTGACACTGCCGTTGAATTAAAGACTCTAGGCATTGGCGGCCAAGTAGAAAACTTCCTTGACAGACTAGACAAACTAGAACCCGATCAAGTTCAAAGTGAGCTGATTAAATTCTCACAGACTTTGCCCACACAAGCGATTGCAGAGTTTGCTACTAAGGCACAGATGATCGGCGGCCCGGCAGCTAAAGTTGCCAACGAGTTGAGAAGATTATCTCAACTAAGTGCAAAAGACATTGCAGACATGGCTAAGACAGCCCAACAAAAGAATGCGGCATTAGAAACAGCAAAACGCTTAGAAGATGACACAAACAAACTCAAGGGAATGATTACCAACGTTCTTTTACGTATTGCTGAAAGCCCAGGATTCCAGCGTGTACTTGGTCAGCTAATGTATGCCCTAGAAGAATACGGCCCGCAGATTTCAGATGCCCTTGCTGACGTTGCTGTAGGCATATATGAATTTGCAACCAAGTTGTTTACCCCACAAGGCCGTCAAGAAATTATCAATGGCATTAGTGATGCATTTGCTGAGATTATGGTTGGTATCAAGAAAGCAATTCTCCGCCCAATCGGTATGTACACAGAGGAGCAAGAGCGAGCAGAACGTGATGCACGTCAAGCAACTAACGCTAGACAGATGGCCGAAGTCCTTGCACTCAAAGATGATAAAGTACTCAACAGTAAACAAACAGAATTAAATCATGCTCGCATTGAACTAGGTCGAGCAATGTTAACTGCTGATCAAGGCGCAATTGATGCGGCTAAAGCACGTATTAAAAATGCTGAAGAAGATATCAAGTCAAGAGAAGAATATCTTAAAAAGAATAATCCAGTACTAGCTAAGACACAAGAACAAGAAGCTAAAGCACAACAAGCCGCAGGCAAGTTTACAGATAGTAATACTAAGTTAGCAATCGCTGCCGCTATCGGAGCCGCTGGCTTAGTGGGCGCATTAATGATTGCAAGAAAAGTAATTATAGGCGGAATTGAACGACTTGTATTAGGTAAAGATTTAACTCGAGCAGGCGGACTGTTTGGTGGCTCACCGGGACAAGCCGGCTCTGCAGGAGTGACTAGAGGTGCAGATGGCCGCTACAGAGATGCCGCAGGTAAATTTACTAAAGCACCAGTAGAAGCACCTACTACTGCTAAAGGTGTAGGTATGAGTGCCTTAGGAGATTTAACAAAATCATTTACACAAGCCGCTGGTTGGTTAATGAAGGGTGCGGCAATCGGAGCATCATTATTTGCTATTGGCTTTGGTCTTGAAAAAGTAGGCCAAGGCATGCAAGCATTCCTTAACCTTGATTGGGAGACTGGTGCTAAAGCTATTGCGGCTATTGCATCCTTGGGAGTAGTTGCCGCAGTAATGGGTAACTTTATTGTACCCATTGGCTTAGGAGCGGCTGCTATTGCAGGTCTAGGACTTGCATTACAACTATTCCCGACGGGTACATTAGAAGCACTAGGTAAACTGTTTGAATCAGTAGGCGCCGCTATCGGTGGCATTGTTACTAAAATTGCCGAAGGTGTAGGCTTAATTGTTGACAAGATTGCCGCACTACGTAACAGTGGCATTGAAGCAACAACTGTACAAATTGAACGTTTAAGCCAGATTCCGAGTGCTCAATTGTTTGCAACGGCAGACGGTGTTAAAGCACTTAAACTAGCACTAGACGGATTCGGTGGCGGCTTCTGGGAAAATGTTGGCCGTGGAATTACTGGCTTCTTTGGTGCAGACCAGGCAACACAGGTGGAGCGCATGGCATCGGCCATGGAAAGATACAAGCGTTCCATATCAGTACTCAGTGATAACGGCGCTGGTGAGTTTGTATTAAAACCAATTGACATTGGACTGTATACTCAACTTCAAACTACCTTAGACGAAACTAAGAAACAAATTAATACAACATTTTCTAAGAAGACCTATGAAGAAACATTTGTAGGAACAACCAAAGCCATTGATGCAACTTACAATGTTAAGACTTCTAAGCTAGATGTTACATTAGAGCAAACTCGTAATGCAATCAAGGCAGCGTTTAAGCCACCTTATGAAGAACTAAAAACATTAACAGATGCTATCAAATATTCAATTAAGAATGCTACTACTGGTATAACTTCGCCAACAACGCCAACTGGACCAGTCGGCCCAGGCATGTCTCGTGCTACATGGCTCCAAGCAACCAAAGGATACTTTGGTGGTAGCGACCGAGTATTAACAGGTGGACCCACACAAGCGGATATCGATGCTTACATTGCTCACGTCAGTACCAAAGAAGGTAATGATAACAGTATAAATCGTACCCCACAAAAGAATAAAAAAGGCGAAACAATAGATCCAACATACGCTATGGGCAAAATTCAATTGATGCCAAGTGTAGCTAGAGGGTTAGCAAGAGATTTAGGCTACAACAACCTAGCCGGCATCAGTAGTAATAAACAGTTTGCCGAGACGTGGATAAAATTGTCACCAGCAGAGAAGAAGAAATTCTATGAAGCATACGCTAGGAAAAATTATAACACTATAAAATCTGGGGCGGGCCGAGACTTAACGGAAGCAGAATGGTATGCAGGACAGTTTGGTAGCGGCAATATTATCAATGCTTTACGAGATCCAAATGCAAGTTTAACTCCGGAGATGTTGGCAGCGTACAATGCTAATATACCAGCATTTAACCGCGGAGCATCTGCGGCAAAAGGCGGATTATGGAATACGGTTAAAAATGCCGTTACACCAAACCCTAGTTATGTTGCATCAAGTGATACTCCATATCAAACTCCTGTGTCTTTTAATACAGGGTTATCGCAGTTTACTAGAAATGAAAAAGGTCAGTTAGTGCCAATGTCGAAAGATACTAAAGGCACTATTACAGCGGTAAGTAATGAAGCGAATACCGACGAAAAGATCTTGAACATCTTAGAACAAACGTACAACTTGCATGTTGATATGAGGGATAGAAACTATAAAGCAACAAGATTTAAAGGCTTTACGGAAGGCTAATAGGAAAAAATATGAGTTGGAAAAAATACTTTAACACTTACAACGTACCCACAGAAGGTAACAACAAAAGCCCAATCAGCGGCAATGCTACCAGTATTGAGGGTATGGCTAAGTTTGGTAAACGTAATTACCAAAGTTTCTTGCCCGAGATTTACACCGGGCAAACCAATCGTGTTGACCGTTATTACCAATATGAACTCATGGACCAAGATCCAGAGATCAATGCGGCCCTAGATATTATTGCCGAGTTCTGCACAGAAGTCAATCCAGAAAACAATACAACTTTTAACTTCCACTTCCTATCAGACCCTACAGAAGTTGAAATGAGTTTGCTCAACGAAGGCCTACAAGCCTGGTATCGTTTGAACGAACTAGACCGCAGAATGTTCCGTTTGTTCCGTAACACCTTAAAGTACGGTGATCAATTCCTAATCCGCGATCCTGAAAACAACAAACTATACCATGCTGATAGCCGTAACTGTGACAAAGTCATTGTTAACGAAAGCGCAGGCAAAGAGCCAGAGCAGTATGTTTTCCGCAATCTAAACGTTAACTTGATGAGTCTAAACGTTACACAGATTCAACCTGGTGCGGCAGGCGCAACACCATATAGTCAAGCACCCAGCGTTATGGGTGCCACAGCACCACGTGGTGCTAACTACAACTTTAGTAGCAGTGGCGCCAGCGGCGGCAGATTTGACAAGAGTCAGGAACAAACCGCAGTTGAAGCAGAGCACGTAGTTCATATTAGTTTGAGCGAAGGCCTAGATGCTAACTGGCCATTTGGTGTTAGTATTCTAGAAAACGTATTCAAGACGTTTAAACAAAAAGAACTAATCGAAGATGCGATTATTATCTATCGTGTACAACGTGCCCCGGAACGTAGAGTTTTCTATGTTGACGTAGGTAACTTACCCAGCCACTTGGCCATGCAGTATGTTGAGCGTGTTAAAAACGAAATCCATCAACGTCGTATTCCAAGTATGACTGGCGGACAACAAAACATCATGGATGCTACATACAACCCACTAAGCATCAACGAAGATTACTTCTTCCCACAGACTGCTGAAGGTCGTGGTAGTAAAGTAGATACACTGCCCGGCGGTGAGAATCTAGGACAAATTGATGACTTACGATTCTTTACAAACAAGCTATTCAGAGCTTTACGTATCCCTAGCAGTTACTTGCCTACAGGCCCAGATGACTCAGCGGCCACTTATAATGACGGCAGAGTTGGTACTAGTTTGATTCAAGAACTACGTTTTAACAAGTATTGCGAGCGTTTACAGAACTTAATTGTACCTAGCTTAGACTTAGACTTTAAGGTATTCTTAAAGAAACGTGGTATCAATATTGATACTGCACTATTTGAACTTCGCTTTACTGAGCCACAGAACTTTAGTCAGTTCAAGACTGTTGATGTTGATACTAATCGTATTAATAACTTTACCAGTGCAGTTAGCTTCCCATTCATTAGCAAACGTTGGGCCATGGAACGTTATCTAGGACTAAGTCAAGAAGAAATCCTAGAAAACGAAGCAGCCTGGAAGCGTGAAAACAAATCAGCCTTACCAGTTGATTCAGAAGATCCAAATCTACGTTCAGTTGGTGTTACACCAGGTACACTGGGCGCAGACACTGATCTAGCAGATGCTAGCTTAGAAGGAGAGCCAGGAGCAGAAGGTGCACCAGCACCAGAAGGCATGCCAGGCGGAGCCCCAGCAACCCCCGGACCAAATCCGAGCACGCCGGCTTAAATAGTATATTGGAACCAACTGCTATGAAACTTATAGATCTTTACGAAGCCGCACAAGCACCAGGATACGACCATGAAAACGATGGCCGTTATGATGCCACGGAAGATCAACAAGTCCGTAAGTACTCCGATACTCGTAAAAGCAGATTGACCCTAGAAGGTATCAATAAACTTCGCAGAATTCACGAAGTAAGACAAATGGAACTTAGCAAACAAAACGATTTCCTAAGCACCATTTATGCCGCACCTCCCGCTGACAGCGGAATGTAATTTCTGGTATTATATCTTTTGAGCCAATAATGATACCATTTCAGGTATAAATATCCACACGACCGATAACTAAAAATGTAGGTCCACCTAGCCTAAAAAGGAGTTTTAAAACATGACCGATAAATTCGAACAATTACTGGAATTCGTAGTAAACGACGAAATGGATAAAGCCAATGAACTTTTCCATGCTATCGTTGTTGAAAAGAGCCGCCAAATCTATGAAGGTTTAATTTCATCAGAAGCAGAAGAAGTTGGCAACGACAGCGTTGACAGCCTAATTGATGCTATCTCTGACGAAGAAGGCGCTATCGCTGAAGAAGGCGATGACGTTGAAGAAGTACCCGGCGAAGAAGGCGATATGCCTCCTATGGACGGTGAACTAGATGCCCCAGCTGGTGAAGCAGATGCAGGCGATATCGAAGCTAAAATCGACGATATTGCAGATGCACTAGCACAGCTAAAAGCACAGTTTGCTGACATGGCAGCTGGCCTCGGCGATGAAGCCGATCACGAAGAAATGCCAATGGACGATGAAGCACCCGTAGACGGTGAAGAAGAGCCAAAAGAAGAAGGTGTTCTAGAGTATAAAGAACCTGCACCAAAGCCAGTCCTAACAGACAGCCCAGGTAACGGCAAGAGCACAGTAGCTGGCAAAAACGATATGGGCGGCACAACTGCCAATATCGCTAAGGGCAGTAGCGCCGAAAACGGCCGTTCAGCACCTAAAGTTGGTAGCCTAACAAGTGCTAATACAGAGTTTGACCTTAAAAAAGTTAGTGCTCCTAGCAACAAGGCCTAAGAAATAACATGCCAGCAATACTCCGCGAACATTTAACTTTTAACCAAGCTGGTATTACCATGGAGAGCATCGATGCTCCCGATGGTAAAACCAAGAACTTGTTCTTAAAAGGTATCTGCATTCAGGGCAACAAAAAGAATCTCAATGAGAGAATTTACCCTGCTGTAGAGATTCAGCGGGCAGTAGAAAGCATTCGTACCCAGATTAAAAGCGGGTTTTCGGTCCTAGGTGAGCTAGACCATCCGCCCGATCTTAAGATTAACCTTGAGCGTGTTACCCACACTGTGGATGACATGTGGATGGATGGTGATGATGGGCACGGAAAGCTAAAAATTCTACCTACCCCGATGGGTAACATTGTTAAAACAATGTTTGAGAACGGCGTACACTTAGGTGTAAGCAGTCGCGGTGCTGGCGATGTAGATAATTCAACTGGTAAGGTTTCACAGTTTGAAATTTTAACAGTAGATATAGTTGCACAGCCAAGCGCACCTAATGCATACCCTACAGCAATTTATGAAGGACTCATGAATATGCGTGGTGGTCACAAAGCATTAGAAGTGGCAGCTGAAGCGACGTTCAACCCAAAGGTTCAAAAGTTTTTGAACCAGGAGATTACACGTTTAATACGTGATCTCAAGCTATAAGGAAACATGCGATGTTAGATGCAATCAAACAACTAGTAGATAGCACCATGCTTTCAGAGGATACCCGTGCTGCCATTAATGAAGCTTGGGAATCAAAAGTACAAGAAATTCGTGAGTCAGTAGAAACTGAAATGCGTTCAGAGTTTGCTCAACGTTATGAGCACGATAAGGCACAACTTATCCAAGCTATGAACACTATGGTTTCGGAAGGTCTTGAAAAAGAACTAACAACTGTTAACGAAGAACGTACTAAATTGATTCAAGAGCGCCATGCAGTAAAGGAATCACTGAAGGAGCATGCTAAGAAGCTGGAGAACTTTACTCTAAGCCAACTAGCTAGCGAAGTTAAAGAATTCAAAACAGACCGTGATGCTTATCGCAACGATATGGTTAAACTAGAGAGCTTTGTAGTAAAAGCTCTTGCTCGTGAATTAGGCGAGTTTGCTACAGACAAACGTGAAGTTGTCGAAGCAAAAGTTAAACTAGTTGCAGAAGCTAAAGACCAAATTTCCGCACTAAAACAGCAATTCATCAAGAAGGCTGCTGGCAGTGTAGAAAAGGTTGTCACAGAAAGTTTGAAAAAGGAATTGAGTCAGCTGAAAGAAGATGTAGAAGCTGCTCGTCAAGCCACATTCGGTACACGTCTTTTCGAAGCGTTTGCCCGTGAGTTTGCCGGAAGCCACTACAGCGAAACCTCTGAGATTAAGAAATTAAAGGGTCAGTTGGCTGAATCAGTAAAAGCTCTAAAATCTGCAAAGCAGGTTGTTGAATCACGTGACGCTGCCTTAGTTGCAAAAACTAAGGAAGTACAAGTGGTTACAGAATCCGCAGAGCGCACAAAGATTATGAGTGAGTTACTTGGCTCATTAGGCAAAAAGCCAAGAGCAATCATGGAAGACCTATTAAACGGTGTGCCAAACACTAAATTAATGGAATCTTTCAATAAGTATTTGCCTGCTGTTCTTAACAATGATGTATCCTCTGTTGCCAAGGCACAGAAAGAAACATTAGTTGAGAGTAGAAAGGAAATGACTGGCAACGTTAAGAAGCCAGTGCAAGAGGACCAGACAGCGGAAATTATCGATATACGCAAGCTGGCAGGACTAAAGTAAAAGGAAACTATCAAAATGTCAACACTTCTCGAAAATCGTTGGAACGAAACGAAAGAGGCATTGCTTGAAGGTCTAACCGGCACCAAGCGTAGCAACATGGGCGTGATCATGGAAAATACTAAAAAGTATTTGGCAGAATCCGCATCCAATGGTGCAACCTCAGCAGGCAATATTGCCACTCTAAACCGTGTGATTCTACCAGTAATCCGTCGTGTTATGCCCACTGTTATTGCTAACGAAATCGTTGGCGTACAGCCCATGACAGGACCAGTTGGTCAGATCCACACACTACGTGTTCGCTATGCAAGTAGCCACACAGGCGCAGGCGCACCAGATGCTTCAGTAGCAGCCGGTGAAGAAGCACTAAGCCCATTCAAGATCAGCATGAGCTACTCAGGTACAGCACCTGGTTCATCTGCTTCTGATTATAAGGCAGGCGCAACAGCTTCTATGGAAGGTACTCCTGGTAACAAGATCAGCGTACAGATCCTAAAGCAATCAGTTGAAGCTAAGACACGTAAGCTATCAGCACGTTGGACTTTCGAAGCCGCACAAGATGCACAAGCTCAGCACGGTATTGATATCGAAGCTGAAATTATGGCAGCTCTAGCGCAAGAAATTACAGCTGAAATCGACCAGGAAGTACTAGGTTCATTACGTTCACTAGCACCTACTGAAGAAACTTATGACCAGTCAGCAGTTTCAGGTACAGCTACATTCGTTGGTGACGAGCACGCCGCTCTAGCAGTTCTAATCAACCGCACAGCCAACAAGATTGCTTCACGCACACGTCGTGGCGCAGGTAACTGGGCAGTTGTTTCACCAACAGCACTAACAATCCTACAGTCTGCAACTACATCAGCATTTGCACGTACAACTGAAGGCACATTCGAAGCTCCAACAAACACTAAGTTCGTTGGTACATTGAACAATGCAATGAAGGTTTACGTTGATGCATACGCAGGCGACAGCCAAGCTGTTCTAGTTGGTTACAAGGGTTCTACAGAGACTGATGCGGCAGCATTCTACTGCCCATACATTCCTCTAATGAGCTCAGGCGTAATCCTAGACCCAAGCACATTCGAGCCAACAGTCGGCTTCATGACACGTTACGGTTATGTTGAGTTAACAAACACAGCATCATCACTAGGTAACGCTGCCGACTACCTAGGCGAAGTTGCTATCACAGCAAGCGCACTAAGCTTCAGCTAATCTTTTTTAGCTTAAGGTTAAGACCTACTGAAAAGCCCGGATTTCCTCCGGGCTTTTCTTTTTTCATAAATATAGTTGTTAGGGATGATCACTTATGAGCCAAAAATCTAGACACAACGGCGATGTAGAAATTGTTGCATTGGGCGCAGGCACCAATGATGCCAGTGCTGACGGTACTATTACTCTACGTTATAATGTTATTATCCCAGGCGACTTAACAGTACAAGGTGAAACTACCAGCGTAGAAACAACCAATACTGAAATCAAAGATCGCATTGTTACTCTAAACAAAGGTGAGTCCGGCGCAGGTGTTACATTAAACACTGCGGGTCTAGAGATTGATCGAGGCTCGCTGGACAATGTATTCATTCAATGGAATGAAACAAACGGCACAGTTGAATTAGTTGATGCTAGTAATACAGGCATTCTATTAGATATGAATGCAGTTAGAATTATCAATGTACAAGATCCTAGCTCTGCACAAGATGCGGCTACGAAAAACTACGTTGATACAGAAATTAGTTCTTTCTCAACAAACTCAATTTATGAAGACGATTCCAGTGTAACAGTTAGTGACTCTGGATCGGCAGGCGTAGTAGACATTACCATTGACGAAGCACATACTACAAGATTTAATGATAGTGGCATTACATTATACAATGGCGCCACAGAGATTTCTACAGCTTCTGGAGATTTAACTGTTTCTCCGGACTCTGGCATTTTAGTACTAAACGCTAGCCAGACATTTAAATATCAGTCACCTGCACCAAGTGTAGATGCTTCGGGCGTGATTGTTTATGCAGACAGTACAAGCACAGACACACAGTTGA